TTTTCTTTCTCGACCTATAATTATTCAGACTGGTTTGTGGAATTCTACTGGTACTTTATCTACCGCTGGTTCTCAATTATATACTGCTAATTTCCCAGAAGTTCTAATTTCAAATGCTATGTATCAAGAGAAATTAAGAGGTTTTGTTGGCTTAAGAGCTACACTTGTTGTTAAGGTGCAGGTAAATTCTCAGCCGTTCCAGCAAGGTAGATTGATGTTACAATATTATCCTTACGCGCAATATATGCCGAATCGAGTTTCTCTTGTTAACTCCACGCTTCAAGGTCGCTCGGGCTGTCCACGTACAGATTTAGATTTAAGTGTAGGTACTGAAGTTGAAATGCGCATACCATATGTTTCCCCTCATGTTTATTATAACCTTATTACTGGGCAAGGTTCTTTTGGTGCAATATATCTAGTTGTATATAGTCAATTAAGGGATCAGATTTCTGGCACGGGGTCTGTAGAATATACAGTTTGGGCTCATCTGGAGGATGTTGACGTTCAGTATCCTACTGGAGCGAACGTCTTCACCGGTAGCGCTCCTAATTTTGCCAATCTCGGACAGAAAATGATTGAGGGTAACTTTAGTGAGGCAGATCTGCGTGAGGCTTGGGAAACTAAATCTTTCCAGAAGAGTCCCGATAAAATCTTTGCACAAGTAGCTTCTGAGATAAAAGAAATTAAGGAGAATGGTACTGTAAGTGCTGGTATTGGTCAAGTTTCAGAGGGTTTAAGTACTATGTCTAGAATTCCTATTTTAGGTAATTTGTTTACACGACCGGCCTGGATTTCTGCTCAAGCTTCTAACATTTTTAAAATGCTTGGATTTTCCAAACCCACTATACAAGGTTTACCATGTGAGACAAAATTGAGAGGTCAAGTTCGAATGACGAATTTTGATGGTGTGGACACTTCTCACAAGATGGCTCTTTCTGTGCAAAATGAAATAGAAACTAAATCCGGACTCGCTGGAACGTCTGCTGATGAGATGGATCTTTCTCACGTATTATCTGTTCCTAATTTTTGGGACAGGTTTACATGGTCTACTTCTGACTTGACTGGTACAAAGCTTTGGGACAATTACGTTACACCAATGAAAATTAAACCGGTTTCCACAAACATTACCGACCGATTTGTTACTACACATATGGGTTATGTTGCAAATACTCATGGTTATTGGAGAGGTTCTATTGTATACACTTTTAAATTCGTCAAAACCCAGTTTCATTCTGGTCGTTTGCGCATTAGTTTCATTCCTTTCTACTATAACACTACAATTTCAACTGGCGTCCCTGATGTCTCTCGCACTCAGAAAATCATTGTGGATTTAAGAACATCTACTGAAGTGTCTTTTACTGTTCCTTATGTTTCTTCTCGTCCATGGATGTTCTGCATTCGACCAGAATCGTCGTGGCTAGGTACCAACAACGCTATGATGTTCAATGCAGTTTCTGGGATTGTGCGAGTTGAAGTTCTAAATCAACTCGTTGCAGCAAATAATGTATACCAATCTATAGATACGATAGTTGAAGTGAGTGGTGGTCCTGATCTTACCTTTGCTGCACCGTCGGCACCTTCTTATGTTCCATATGCTGGATCGCTATCTGCTGCTGCGGATAATCAAAAAGAAGATGAGCGGAAACAGGAGTATGATAATAATATCCCTGCCGTTGTGGCACCAAAAATTGTTGCGCAAGTTATGGGTGAAAACGAAGCTATAGCTAGGAACGATGCTCAACATGGTGTTCACCCTATGCCAATAGACACTCATGCTATCTTCTCCAACTGGTCTCCAGAAGCACACTGTATTGGTGAGAAGATTATGTCGATTCGACAGTTAATTAAGCGTTTTGGACAGTTTTTCTCAACCGAAATGACTAGTACTAACCCACAGACAATTATAGCTCCTTTTTCCGTTCCCTCGCCAGTTACTACAGTTTCATCACATAAAACTTTTGCAATGTTTGAATATTATTATTTCATTTATGCTTTTTGGCGAGGTTCTATGCGCATTAAAGCTACTAACGTTATCACACCTACTACTGCTGCACCACGCAAAGGAGACTTTAATATAATGTATCTTTTTAATACAGTGCAGGATGCTTTCAATACAGTTGTTAATGCTTTTGCTAATGGTGTACCAGTTCAATTGGCAAATTTGGCTTCTAATGGTCTTACTAACATGGGAACTTCTGCTGTTGTTATTGACCAGCAATTGGAAGGAATGACCGAAGTAGAAGTTCCGTATTATAACATTTCACACATTAGTCCAGCTACTACTTATGATTCAGATTCGGCTCCTCCATTGTCTGTTACCAATGTTTTGCGTGGTCATGTTCCACCTGCTGTTTTACTCATGCAACCACATGGAGCTATATCCGCTACTGCCAAAAATACTGCCGATTTCTGGCGCGCGCCAGGCGATGATTTTTCTCTCATGTACATCGTTGGCGTGCCTCCTTTGGTGAACGTTGTTCGCCCTTAAACTCCCTTACTATTCTTTATCCTGTAAAATTTATAAGAGTAGACATCAATAAACTCTATATTTGATAGTGTTAGATCAAGTTTATTTTTGGTTTTGGGTTTTATTCAGTAAC